ATACAAATCTGATTTGTATGCTTAGTTAGAGAAGGCAAGACCACCCATACCCGATTGGATGCGGAGGACATTGTAGTTGACCGCGAACATGTTGAGGGTGACGGGGGCGCCCGCGGCGGCGCTGACGGTGTTAATAGCAACCTGCGCGTTATCAATGCGGGAGAAGTTGCACGTGCCGGTAGGCTGGTGCTCCTCGGGCTTGAGCGCGAAGGAGTAAGAGTACACACCGGGCATGGGGGTACCGGAGTGGTGGTTGAAGGGTTGGACGGCGTTGAAATACTTGGAACCCTGCTCCTTGAACCTGTCCTGGCCGTTGAGAACGAGCTTCATGTCAGTCATGTTAGAGCAAGCATCATCGGACCAAGCGGCGGAGGTCGCGGCGGCGACAATCCTGGGGCAGTTGCCAAGGTCGTGGGCGACCTGAGCCCCCGCGGCTGCATCGACGAGGGAAGAACCAAGCTGGGGGTCGTTCGCGGTGACGCCAGACTTAGTGGTGAAGTTCCACATGTTGTTGAAAGTCTTGTTAGCGGGGGAGAGGCACCACACAAGCTCCTTGACGGGGTGGTTGAACGAAAGCCTCTTCTGGTTCGAACCGGCGGAGAGGGTATCAGTTCCAGTGTGCTGAACCTGCTCAATGAGGTATTCGTGGCCCTTCTGGGCAAAACGCCTACGCTCCTCAGTGTCGAGGTAGATGTAATTGGCGTATACCTTGAAAGAGCTGGGGGTGATGTATGTAGACAGCTCAGCAGTTAAATCGAAATCGAGACGGACCTCATGGTACTGCAGGGCAATTAGTGGGAGGGCCAGTCCAGGATTGCGGTTAAAGAAGAAAATAAGAGGAAGGTATACCTTCTTACCGGAAACACCGGTAGTCATCTTACCGTAGTTAACCTTCTTAGAGGCATCGAGGTAGAGCTCGGAGTAGAGGCGCCACCAGGTCTGGTAGTGCTTGTCAATACGCTGTCCACCCACGGATAATTCTACGTCCTTGATCGCACGTTCGGCGATCCACTCGTTGGTGGCTTCGAGGTCAGTGGAAAGACAGGTGTCTTCCGCAGACTCCATCTCTACGTACATGTCCGCGACGAGATCACCGTTACGAGCGATGGTAACAGAGACGCGACCGGAGTTAGCGGCAGTACCGTTGACGGTCTGCTCGATGTTCTCCATAGCGAAGTTAGTGTGGCGACGGTAAACCGCCTGAAAAAAAGTAACCTTAGGGTTGCCAGTCAGATAGACATCCTGGGCTCCATAAGCGACGAGTTGCATAAGACCACCGGCCATTTTGTTGTTGTTGTACTATATAGCAAGAAAATAATTTCGGGTAAAGTGCGAAAAAATCGTACCGATTTTTCCTGAACATAAATAAATGTCCGATACCGAAACACCAGCTCAGATGGAAATCGATGAAGAGGAAATCACCGATGAAGAGGAAATTACCGATGAAGAGGAAATCGCCGATGAAGAAGTTGATATGAATGAATACGAATATGAGGATGAAGATGATATTGAGCAATACATGACCATGGAAACTTTATTGGGTTCCACTCTCATGACGGAAGATGGTGATACTATATGTAGCGCCCTGGTAAACATGGGTCGACAACTCGAAATCCAAAATAAAATTTTAGTCAAACTTTTGACCACCCTCCAAAAATAGTAGCTTAGAAAAATGAAGTATTATAATAGAAATGTCAGAGGCGACACATTTCATTAATGAAAGTGCGGACCCGAACGAAGCGAACCAAGCGCTATGGGCGAACGAAATTAAAACTTTCAATAATGAAAAGCTCGTATCCCACCTATCAGAACTCGAAGAGTATTGGGACATATATCACAAAAACGACCCTAAGATTCCTTATCGTCTAGGGTATAATATGTTTTTCTTACCCGAAGAACTTGACCAAAAAGGTATGCCCAAAATAATAGACATAGAACGTGTCGTGACTAAATACGTACAGATCCGTGATCATGTTTGTGAAATATATCACAAAGCCAATGAACTTAAAATGCTGGAAGAATTGGATAAAAATGATCAGGATACAACCCTCGCCACTCGTATAAACCGTCTGATCGATCAAGTAGATGATGCGTGGACGATCGTTTTCCGTGCTGCGCGTATCATGGAACGAGTAAATAATCCAACATACGTACCCATTAACCCCGAATCCGATCCTGCTATTTTTCGTGTATCCACCATTAACAAAGTGGATGAACTCTCACCTTACCAGCAGGCGATTATTCAATGTCTAAAGCACCTATATTCGCATAACATTAGAAGATATAAGGGGTACTGTTGTGAGCAGATCATGACTAAGACTGGATGCCCGTCTAGGGCGTGGAAGCCTAAACAAAGTATAAGTGAGTTTGTGTATAGCGTCGGTAGAAAGGAGACTTGGTTTGATTTATGGAAAAATCTTACTTCGAGAGGTACGGGTTATAAGGATGTTATAACACATCTTACAAATATAAACGATATGCAGTTTCCCGATATTACAAAGAACAGACACGTGTGGTCTTTTGATAATGGTGTTTTTGTAGCGAAGAAATGGTCAGATAAAACCGGTTTATACACGGCTGAATTTTATGATTATGAATCTAAGGAGTTTAAGAGTCTCGATCAGTCTATCGTGAGCTGTAAATATTTCGATCAAGAATTTCCTAATTACACCCACCTCGAGGATTGGTACGATATACCAACTCCACACTTCAAATCAATCTTTGATTACCAACAGTTTGATGAAGATGTTGCGAGATGGATTTATGTCATGTGTGGGCGCTTGTGTTATGACGTGAATGACATAGATGGATGGCAAGTTATCCCGTTCCTAAAGGGTGTGGCGAGATCAGGCAAATCGACTATCATCACAAAGGTTCTGCGTAAGTTTTATTGCACTGAGGATGTTAAAACACTCTCAAACAACGTTGAAAGGAAATTCGGTCTTTCTGCTATCAAGGATGCTTTCATGTTTATCGCTCCAGAAGTCAAGAACGATTTGGCGCTCGAACAAGCAGAGTTTCAGTCTATCGTGAGCGGTGAAGATGTATCTATCGCGGTAAAACATGAGAAGGCACATTCTATGGAATGGACGACGCCGGGTATTTTGGGGGGTAATGAAGTTCCACATTGGAAGGATAATTCTGGAAGTGTCCTCCGTCGCATTCTCACCGTAAACTTTGGAAAGCAAGTGAAGGATGCGGATCCCACTCTAGAACATAAGCTCGAGGCGGAATTGCCTTGTATTTTACAAAAGTGTGTACGCGCATATCTAGAATACGCACAGAAATACGCTAAGAAGGACATTTGGAACGTCGTACCCAGTTATTTCAAAGATATTCAAAAGCAGATTGCGGGTGCTGTATCCACATTGGAGAATTTTATGCAGTCGCATCATATAAAAATCGATCCCGAGGAGTTCTGTACCGTGACAGAGTTTGTAAAGAAATTCAATACCTATTGCTCAGATAATAACCTCGGTAAACCTAAGTTTGGGTACGATTTCTATATCGGCCCTTTCAGCCAACGCGATATATACGTGAAACACGACACGCGCCAATATGGTGAAAAGTATATCGTGAATCAACAATTCATTTTCGGATTGGGTCTCATTGAAGAGAATCCCATGAGTGGAAATATGTTTGGAAATGATGACTAATTTAAAAGGAAAAGACCACGTGTACGTATGGAATGCCCACGAGAGGTTTTTTTAAGAAATCTTAGAACCAAAAAGGGTGTAGACGTAGATACGATTAACCCAGATCATTACGATATAGATATTCGTGAAAAAATAGCAGATCTCATGTATGTGATCATATGTAATTATATTAGTCAAACGAGGAACGAAGGAAATCAATATGGAATTGGGAAAATGGAAGAAGCATATTTTTGCACATCAGATTTTGTCACTACAGAAGATGCAGAAAAATGGATAGAAATGAATAGAGACCCAGACGATTTAAATCTCATAGTCTATATTTACGATAATTTAAAAAATATGGAATCTTGTCAGCATAAAAGAAGCTTACTTTACTTAACTAACATGTTATACTTTTATTTATAAGTTTGTGTGGTTCAGATACCTGCTTTAAGTGTTTCGCATGGTACGAAAAGTCGTAGGGTGTAAATAGACCCTTTATTTTACCAGATACAGCGAATGCTTCATATTCATGGGACACACCCGTACACACAGAAACGAACTCTAAACGAAGCAATCTATCTTCTAACATCATAAACTCTTTAAGAGATTCGGGGGACGCACCATCTTTCTTTATTTTTTCATACATCTCTTTCGATTGTCCATTGGATATATGAAAAAACGACGTTTTATACCCTAGAACACCCACCTCTTTATTGGCCTGATTCCTGGAAATGAATAAAATTAAGAGTACCAATATTAACAATACTGGTATCATTTAATACTTGTCAATAATTTATTTAAGTGTAATTTTGACGTAGCCATGGTCCCCAGAATTCAAAGAAGTGTTTTGGGTCGCTCCGAGTGATGAGTAAGAAGAACCACCACCCCCACCCACATCGCCTCTGTGGTCATTTGGGTGCCCACCTCCTCCTCCAGAGTATCCCCCACCTCCACCCGAGTGGTAATAACCATGACCGGTACTATCGCACCTTGGTCTATATGCTGACCCACCCCCACCAAACCCACCGAACCCGACAGCTCCACCACAATTCGAAGATCCACCGTGGCTGCCACCTACACATCCATTATAAAAGGATTGGGCAGCGTCAAATCCGTAGTCCTTTCCGTATACGTCGCGAGGATTTTGGGGGATCTCGGTTTCTCCATTCCCCAAAAATCCGGCACCACCCTGCCCCGAAGCATGGGCGCCGCTTGTTCGGTGGACAACTGGCTCGTGGGGAGGGAAATGATCCAGCTTTTCCCCTATCTTGCCTCCGTAACCATCCTTACCACCTTCTCCTGACCACGTAGTCTTCTTCTTGTAATGAGACTCCTCCTCTTGTTTAGCCGAGCCACCACGCACATCATCCCCAGCACCGGCTGGATCTTGGAAAGTCGCATTTCCAAAATCCGGATTACACAGCTCGAGTGTTCGTTTCTTGCAGTCTTCCGAGGCGGTCGATAGGGGTGGGCAATCATTCCAGCCATATGGAATTTTCTTGTCCGAGGCGAGGTGCTCGGTCCATTCTACACGAAATCGGCCAGTGCACGAATTACCACCTCCACCACCAGAAGCACATAAAAGAGCTGCACGCTTCTGTGCTTCATTGTCCTCCGGAACATCACTTTTAACTAAGAATGATCCACCACCACCACCACCACCTCTACTAGAATCATCACTACTACCCCTTTGTCCAACAACTATATTCAATTTTTCCGACTTGGTCAAGTTGAGATCCAAAACTTGTACTGCCCCATAACCTTTTTCTCCACCACCCTTTGCACCGGCAATCTCAATCTCATACGTCCCTGTTGCGGGCACGGTCCATTTCTGTATTCCGCCAGACACTGAAAAGTAACTAGGATTATTTACCCAACTTGGTGAATAACTATCCTTGCATTGATCGAGTGTTGGACCAAAGCGTCCCGTTGCCCCCGCATTCGTAAACGTGAACGATGTAAAGGGGTACTCTGGGCACGTATCATCATCTTTTGGATCTTCATTTTTGGATTGACACCCTTCAAGTCCTGGGCGCGTCCATTTTCTTTTCCCATTTTCACACGACCCCGGTGTCCATTGTCCTAATAAATTTTCGGCACAACAGTCGGGATCATCTCTTGGTTCTTCATTTGACGATTGACACCCTTCATTTCCCGGTCGCGTCCATTTTCTTTTCCCATTTTCACACGACCCCGGTGTCCATTGTCCTAAGAAATAATCGGCGCAACATGAATCATCTCCATCCACGGGGAATTCAAACTTTTCGTTAGGTTCATCGCACCCGTCTATACCCGTTCGGTTAAATTTGAATTTCCATACACCTTCTTCATCTTGGAAACATTTGTTGCCAACCTCCCCCTCCCGCTCCTCGAAAACCTGTTCCCATTCTCCAGCGAATGTTTCGTCGCAACAATCCCTCCCCCCTTCATCCCCACACGAGAGCCATTTACCTGTAGGTATAGAGAAATCTACGTCAAAAAAAAAATTTTTCGCATCTTCAGGGGTTGTTTGCTCCATCGTTATGTGGAATAATTTTTCTTGTAAAGGACCTTGCTTGTATGTT